TTAGGCACCTTTTTCTTTCTTTAGCATATCTTCTATATCATCCTGAATCTCTTCTTGCATCGGCCTCTGCCTAATCAATTCCTTGAAATTTGCGCTGTCTATCTTTTTTTTCAAATAACCTGTTTTAACTTCGGCATAATACCGGGTTATTTTTGCATCCGAATGATCAAGTAAATCCTGAACATTACTCATATCAAGGTTATTATTCGCTAAATAGCTTGCAAAAGTATCTCGTAAATTATATAATGAATATTTATAAGTGATTAAATTGAAACGGAGAAGTTTGAACATATCTCTATTAAAGAAGTCTAATGAATCTTTTGTCTTATATCCGAGCAAAGTACCTTTGGGCTTCGGTCCAATTTCTAATAATAACTTTTTTAACTCTGAATGAATTGGGAAAATAAAAAATCTGTTTGCTTTAACATTCAGGACTGTCATCATATCTTGCTCAAGATCAATCCATTCCCATTGTTGTGCAATTGCGCTGGAGGGACGTAAACCTGTAAGCAATAAAAATCTTACTGCATTATTTTGAGTTTTAATTCCTTTGTCTTTATAATATAATAAGATTTGCCTGAGTTCTTTTTCGGGAATTGGATGGGGAATACCCTTCGGTGTTTTTATTTTTTGAATAATATTATCATTGGTATATTTCTGTTTAACAAAGTAATTCCATAGTGGATGTAAATGCCGGGTAATTATTGCAATTGAAGTCTCGTTATAACGAGGATGTGGTTGTTTATCCTGCTGAATATCTTCTTTTTTGTCTTTTTTCTTAGTATTTAGAACTAATTCTTTGCAATATCTTATGAGTAGAATATAGTCTTTGTATTTATATTTGGCAATAAGTTTATCTGTACATGCAATAATCATTAAATCAACAGCATAATTATAAGCAGTAATAGTTTTATGTTTTAAATTAGGTTTGTAAAATAAATATTCTTTTAATCCTTCCGAAAGTAATGGGCTCTTTTTTAACTTGATACCTGTTTTGTTCTCAAGCTGGAGCTGCGCAAGGCCGCTTTTAAATTCAGATAACATTTTCTTCAGTTCGGATGTACCCTGTAATTTAAGGGGTTCTCCCTTTTTCCTGTCTGTAATTCTCCGGAGATCCCCAGGCGTGATATTTATTTTTGTGTTAAATGCCTTGCGGCGCTTATTAGGGTCAGATTCGTTTTTATCATAATATCTGATCCAATAAAAGGGACTTTTCTTCTGTGGATATATTGAAGGCATTTAATATAAATTTCCTATCCTTGTTTTTAAGAGTAGAGAGTTGGCATAAATTATTTTAATCTTAGATCAATTCTTTCATTATCCATCAGAATGGTGGAGGCATCTATAACTTGCTGGCCAGTTATATCTTGCTTTTTATACTTTTTTACAATTTCCTTCGGAATTAAAAATCTATAAATTATTTTTGTATTATCCTTATTCTCTTCAGAAAAATTTCTTATATAACCAAAAATTGTTACATCATAACCATAAATATCTTTTATGTTTCCCAAATTATTATTCAAAGGTTCAAGGATTTTTCTTATTATTTCATCGAATATTTTCTCACCAATACCATATTTGTTCAATTTCAATGAGTTATAAACGATATTATTATTTAGAGATAACGCAAAATATTTATTGTTTTTATATTTGGTTAAAATAATAGATTGAGTTACTAAATCTGAATCTGATAAAAAAGCTTCCGATATTATGTAATCTATGAATTCGAATGTTATATTTTTTAGAATATTATATTCTTTTGAAAGATAAAAGGATTTTTCAATATAATCGGAGAATTTTAATAGAATTACAAAATCTTCTTTTGTATCTGATTTATATCTAGAAACTCTACCACCAAAATCGGAACTTTGGACGCTGCTTTTTGTATAAAAATTAGGCTTGATTACATCATAGAAAATACTGGTACTATATGCATTAAAAGATTCTTTATATTTTGGATTTGGTGTAGCTTTTACTGAAACTAATACCTCACCCTTCTTATTAGCAAGAATGATTGTATCTTTAACAAATTCATATAAATTATATAATTTAAATTTTACAGTAACATCTTGTAATGGATTCCCATCTATATCAATAATATTAAGTTTATAATAATGCATCACATCATTATTCTGTGCGAATATAGAATATGAAAATAATATAAAAAGAAATATTGGTTTCACCTTAACATCCCTTTATTTTTGTTGTAATTCTATTAATTGCCTCCGCAGTTCAATAATTTCATAATTGAGTTTTATAATCAAATTTTTAAGATCAAGGTTTTCTTTCTTTATTTCTTCCAGTTCCCCGGCAGAATATTCAGGAGTTAATTCTCGTAGTTCCATTTTAGCATTAGGGTCATCAACAAGAATGCCGTCTTGTCTCAACTGAAACATAAATTTGCTGGATTGCGTTTTTATTTTATGCTCTAAGGTTTGCTTAGAAACGCCAATTTTTTCAGCATAGCCAACCAAAGAACCATATCTAAATTTTATGGCCGCCTTAATACTTTCAATTTGAATTAAATTTTTTTCCATTATTTTTTATCTTAAACCTTTACAAATAAGCAACTTATAGACTATTAAAAAACATTAGTAAATTTAATGTAAAATAATACTTGACATTTAGGCTACCTTGTTTTACTTTCCCTATGTAAATATTAACAATAAATAACAGAAGTAACGAAAGATGAACGAAATATTCAAATGCAACAGCCCAATGGCCTGTACAAAGCAAGAATGCTGCTGCAAATGCGAATATCTGGCATACGCTTTTATTCAACATATACCCGGCAACAAATCTCCCTTTAAGCATCCCTGGGTAGAAGAATCATATTCAAAAAACATTACTGACTTAAAGTTTACTCCCCTCGCTCTGAAAGAAATTTTGAAAGAGCATCCGCCAATTCTTTTTCAAGAAAATCATCAAAATACTCCGCCGTCAAAATTTCAATGGGCTTCCCGGTTACTACTGCCAGATACTTTATTAGAAATAATTGCTGCGCTCTTAATGTGGTTATTATTTCTGCTACTTGTTCTAAAATTTCTGGGAGGTCGCTAATGTCAACTTTTATTTTGGCTCCTGAAATTAATTTAAGTAATTCATCAATTTTATTGCTCATGCCTGCCCGTTTAATTAAACAAACAACAATAAACAAGAAAAAATATTATGCGAAATCAAATTAAAAAAGACTACCGTAAAAAGCAACATCCTACAACGGAAGAAATGGAAGCCGAAAAAGCAAGGCTTTATCAGTTTACGACGCAAAGAAAAGTTTCCAAGGTCTTCAAATGCAACCCCGTGAGCATTAACCGTGCTTTTAAAGGGCTGAACATTGCGCTCTTCCACCGGATACGCGCCTATAATGATAAAATGTTAAAGAACAGAACTAACTAAAAGGCAAGAAATGGGAACTGGGTTATACATGTATAATTTCGATTTTGAGAACTTTCTTTTCAATAACAGGCTTGCACCTGGTGATTTATGCAAGAGATTAAAAGTTCCTGCATGTTCCCTTATGAACATGATACGCAATGGCCGTGTTAAACCAAGTTTTGTAAAGCGCCTTGAAGAACAATACGGAAACTGTTCTAAATATATCATCCGCTTAAAGAAGGTGGCTTAATTCATGAAAAACCTATTACCAAATTTATCTTCAATTATTTTAGTTAGGTGCCAGCCGCTTAAGCCGGGTATATCAAATTCATCAAAGACGATAACTAAAATTTGTGCCATTATTACCTCTCTTTCTACCTCTAAAAATAATTTCTATAAAACTCACAATCCGCAATTAGATTTTACGAAAGCCATAATTATTTACGGAATATGCAAATGAATACGCAAAATAACGGCGCTCAGGAAATACTAAACATTCTTAAAGAGAACAATTTAACGCGCACATGGCTGGCCGCTAAATTAAAAATGGATTATGATACTCTTTGCAGGCAATTAAAGAGCCCTCGTTTTTTAGATGACGTATATAAAGCATGCATTAAGATTTTTCAAAAGGAAGGTTTGGTTTCATCAAACAAAGATATTATAGAAAATTTACAAAAAGATTTTCTTGCATTCACAGCATCAACCGAAGGAATGCTATCAATTTTAACCCGGTCATTCATACATAAAGTTTCTGATATGAGATTAACGGAAAAAGAGAAAGAAGATTTATGCCGCGAGCTTGAACATGCCCGCAATATGGAAAATGAAAAAATAGACGAACTGATTATAAATATAAAATTCAAAGAATGATATGCCAGTTATAACCTTAGATATGATTTTTAATGAATTAATGGAAGTGCGTAAAGAATTACACTCTATTAAGGAAAAAGCTATCCGCAATTCCATTGAAGATGTATCCCTGAATAAAGTATGCAAAATGCTTCACCGCGGGCCGGATACAATTATTGAATTTGTAAAGAACGGTGAACTTAAGGCAAAAACTTACAAGAATAAAGCGGGTGAAGCAAGGTACCGCTTTAGGCTTGCAGACATATTCGATTTTCAGGAAAAAGACACAGCTATAATTGATGATTATGAGATAATGACCGCAGAAGAATTAGCAAAACAAATTTTTAAACATTAAAGGAGGCAGATAATGTCACCATTCACATATTTATTTATTTCGGCAATTGGAATATTAGGCTGGCTTGTAGTCATAAAACAAATTTTTGCAAGGGCAAGGTTAGCAGCAGAGATTGAATTAGAAATTGAGAACAATGTAAAACTTTGCAAAAACATTACTCAGCTTGAATTCGATTACAAAAATTTAAGCGCCGAAGTTTCTACAAAAAACAATACCATCCGCATTCTTAAAGAGCTAATTTCCGTTAAAGATAACCAAATCAAAGAACTGAAAACAAATCTTGATTTCCATATGGATAATGAATGTGCATTGCAAGATCAAGTTGAGAGCTTACAGGAGAATAAGGGATGAGTTACATAATCAGTTTTTTTGTTGCGGCGTTCTTGCTTTAGGCTTGGTTCGATTCTGTTGATGAGCAAGAAAGAAACAATGTAAAAAGGTTATTAAAAAAGTTTGAAATAAAGCAATAAAAAATCCGGCTATGCGGGCCGGATTAAAATTTCACAAATATAAAAAAGGTAGTATCTATGAAACACATCAAAGATAACAAAAGCGGGGAGAAAAAACAACCCTTTTTCACGCTCGATCTTGGCGCACCGGTTCCTGTTAAGCAGGTTAAGAAAGAGGAATTTAATCTTTCACTGCCGGACCGCTTGCAAAAAGAATTTGAGAAGAGTTTTCCAATGCTATTTACAGGAGGTAAATGATGAAAAGAATTGAACTTTCCTCATTGTCATTTGAGAATTTCAAAGGCATTAGGAGCTTGCAAATTGATTTTAATAAAATAACAAATGTATATGGCGAAAATGCAACAGGTAAAACTACAATTGCCGATGGTTTTTATTGGCTGCTATTTGATAAAGATTCATCAGATAGAAAAGATTTTGAGATAAAAACACTTAGCATTGATAATCTGCCTATCCATGGCATTGAGCACACAGTGACTGGTACTTTGTTTGTTGACGGAACAAAGAAAACCCTTCAGAAAATATTTAAAGAAAAATGGACTAAGAAACGCGGCGAGGCAAAAGAAATCTTTACCGGCAATGAAACTCTATTTTACATAAATGACATTCCATACTCTCAGACCGATTATAAAAAACAAATAAACGAGTTTGCCGATGAGAATATCTTTAAGCTTATAACCGACCCTCTTTATTTTTCACAAAAGCTCAAATGGCAAGACCGGAGAAATATTCTTTTTGCTATGAAAGGAAGCATTTCGAGTGCAGATATAATCAATACGCACAGGGAATTAGCCCCTTTAATTGAGCTCCTAAATGTAGAGAATGACATTGATAAAGTGCGTAAGATGCTGGCCAACAAGAAGAAAAAGCTTAATGATGACCTTAAAGGAATTCCGGTTCGTATTGATGAATGCTACAAATCAATTAAAGAGCTTGATTTCAATTCTATGACATCGCAATTGAAGATAAAAGTTAACCGGGTAAATGAAATTGAGCAACTAATAACATCTCATCTAAAAATAGATCCGGAACGGGCTGAAAAAGAAAGGCAATATAAAACGTTGAATAATGAAATTGCTAATATTAAACTTAAAGCCGACTCCCTTTTTAATAAGCAAATCGCTGATCTTAATTCCAAAATAAATATAAAAGAAGGGGAGATTAGAACTGAACGGGCAAAACTCAGTTCACACCAGGATCAAATAGCGAATTTAGAAACCGAATCTATCAGCCTTGAGGCGGATATTGAGAAATGCAGAAACGAATGGATTGATACTCAAGGAAAGGAATTCATCATTACTGATCAATTCATTTGTCCTACATGCAACCGTCTATTAGATGCCATTGATATTGAAAAGAAAAAAACAGAGATGCAGGAAAATTTCAATCTGCAGAAAGCCAAAGAGTTGGATAAAATATCTGTCCGGGGTAATGGCTATAAAACACGAAAAGAACAAATAGGAAATCAGATCACCTCGCATTCCAATGGAATTAATACATCTTCAAAGAATATTGAAGCTTTGCAACTGGAAATAACTTCACTTAATGAACAGATTATAACATCAAAACCACAATACGGTGACCTATACTCAGAATTAATTGCTGAATCAGCAACATTGGAAAAAGAACTCTTTGAAAATACCATGGTAAAAAATTCCGAAAATATTGTAGAAATATTAAACGCTGAAAAGAAAGGATTGCAAGCCGAAATTGATTCTTTGAAATTAGAATTAAGGCAAAAAGATACAAACGATTTATCACGCGCCCGTATAAAGGAGTTAGAAGAACAGGAAAGAAATTTAGCAGGGCAAATTGCTGAGCTTGAAGGCCAGGAATACCTAAGCGATAAATTCATCAAAACAAAGGTAGGAATGCTTGAAGAAATGATTAACGCAAAATTCAAGTATGTGAAATTCAAGCTGTTTGAAAATTTAATAAACGGCGGCATTCAAGAAATATGTGAGCCTCTGATCAATGGTGTCCCTTTTGCTGATGCAAACAATGCAGCAAAAATAAATGCCGGAATAGACATCATTAACACGCTCTCTGAGCACTTCCAAATAACAGCACCGTTATTTATTGATAACAGGGAATCGATAAATGACATAATAGAAACACAAGCACAGGTAATTAACTTAATAGTTTCAAAAGACAAAAAATTAAAGGTGGCATAAATGGAAAATAATAATAATACTCAGAATAAAGTAATTTTATCAGAAAAAAACATTGCAGACAATGTTTTAATGCGCGTTGGCGATTTGGAAAAAAGCGGCGGCCTGCAAATACCGAAAAATTACAGTGCGGCAAATGCTCTGAAATCAGCCTGGCTGATCTTACAGAATACCTTCGATAAAGAGAAAAGAGCTGTTCTTCAGGTTTGTACAAAAGAATCCGTTGCTAACACATTATTGGATATGATCATTCAGGGTTTATCCCCGGCCAAAAAACAATGCTATTTCATTGCTTATGGAAACCAATTGCAATTAACACGTTCTTACATGGGCACTATAGCCGTTACAAAAAGAATCAAAACCGTTAAAGACATATTTGCCAACTGTATTTATGAAGGTGATGAGTTTGAATACACCTTTGATCTTGAAACCGGATTGAAGAAAATAATTAAGCATAATCAGAAATTTACGAACATCGATACGGCAAAAATACTCGGTGCTTATGCAATAATTATCCGCGAAGGGATGCCTCCGTTTGTTGAGATAATGAATATAAAACAAATTCGTGCGGCATGGGAACAGGGAGCAGCGAAAGGCGAATCCAAGGCTCATCTAAAATTTACTGATGAAATGGCTAAAAAATCTGTGATCAACAGAGCTTGCAAAACATTCTGGAATACATCCGACGATAGTGATTTGCTGATTGACACAATTAATAGAACTACTGATATGGAAGATATGGACGATACTCCAATTATTGAAGAAAGTTCTATTGCTTCTGAAATAGAAGATCAGGCTAATAAACAAGAAATTGATATTAACCTTCCTCCTCAGAACGAATCAACCGATTTAAGTGCAATTGATTGGGAAAACCCAATTACTATAGTTGCAAAAATTGAATCATTTTCTGATTTGGCAGCTTTCAACAATTTTATAAATAATAATAAAAATAGGCTTGATTCATTCGGCGGAAGAACTGCTGTTCACATAGAAGATGCGATCTCAATAAAATTAAAAGAGTTAAGAGGAAATACTTCAACATTACAATCGGACACTAAAGGTACAAATAAGAAGGCGCCTTTTTAATGTTTGAGATTAAATCCATAGCGAGCGGCAGCTCAGGTAATTCTTATCTTTTGAAAACCGCAAAGGAAACTCTGATTATTGAGTGCGGGGTTTCTTACGCGAAAATAATTGCCGGGTTAAATTTCAGAATAAAAGATGTGGCCGGATGTTTAGTTTCACATGAGCATAACGACCACAGTTCCTCTATTAGGAATGTTTTGAAAGCAGGAATAAATGTATTCACAAGTAAAGGTACAATTGAAAGTCTTGCAGTTGAACACCACAGAATAAAAGTAATTGAATCCGGCAAACAATTTAGTACGGGAGGATTTACAATCCTTCCATTTTCTACTCAGCATGATGCTAAAGAGCCGTTAGGCTTTTTAATTCATCATGAGGAATTCGGGAAACTGCTTTTTGCAACTGACACTTATTATATCCACTACAAATTCAGCGGGCTTAATTACATAATGATAGAATGTAATTATTGCCGTGAGATTGTTAATGATAATTTGCAAAAAGGAGTTGTGGACAAAATGCAGGTTAAGCGATTGCTTAAATCTCATTTTAGCCTTGAAAATGTTAAGGGGTTCATGAAAACGAATAACCTTTCTGATGTTAGAAAAATCTTTTTAATCCACCTGAGCAACCGCAATAGTAACGCAGAACTATTCAAAATTGAAATTGAAAAACTAACCGGTATTCCGGTACTAGTATATTAGAGGTATTTATATGAAACGCTCTCATGATTTCAAAATATTATCGAAAAGAAAATGTGCATGTGGATGCGGGAAATACATAAAACAAAATGTCATAGACCGCAACCCGGAAGCAAAATATACTTTCAACTGTTATAAGATGTTAAAAAAAGCTTACCGTATAAAAGAATTAGCTGCAAGGGGGATATTTTGAGTAAGAAAATATCTTTTGATTTATCGTACCAGCTAAAATATGGCGAACGGCCTTGTGAAAAAAAATCTGACTCCATAAGTGATGTGGTGGAACCTGCTGCCTTGGACGAGCAGCAGGCTCCTTTATTCAATGCTAAAACAGTGAGTGAAGAGGTACACCGCAACATAATGGAAACATCCGCTATTATGAATCAGAATAAAGAGGTTTATCAAGTTATCAGAGATATGGGGCCGATTACGCACAATGAAATTCACAGGCTTACTGGAATACCCGTCCACACAGTCAGTGCACGATGCAATGACCTGATACATCATAATCTTGTAGAACCTCTTTTAGATGCCTACAATCGGCCAGTGACTAAGAAAGATGAAGTCACGCATAAACAAAACTCTTTGTGGAGAGTGAAAAAGTTCTAAATATTTTAATTAAAACAGGAGAAAACTCGATGGAAATTGACGAAAAATCAACTCTAAAATTTTTAGAAAAAGAAGCACTCGCTGACCGCTTAGCGATGGAAGTGCTTGAAAGGGATAGAATAGAGCAGGAAAAAAGCGATGCTGTTAGTGGTTATAATGCACGCATCAAAGCTAAAGATTTAACGATCTCACAGCTAGCAAAACAATATGAGGGCGTTGATAAGGAACCAACCTTGTTTAATGCCGCTATTCCCGATGCCGAAATTGTTGAAGATAAAAAGCAACTTACAGAAGGGGAAAAAACGGAAAGCGAATTTATTTGCGGATGTGAAAATTCAGAATATTATCATGGGTTAATTGATCCGAACGAACCTTCATGCCCTTTCCTTGATACACTACCGGAATTTGGAAAAATAGTAAATGCAAGCTGCAAACATTGTTCATTCATGGAAGAAAAATTTTCTGTGCCTAAAGACTTTGACGATTCGATGGTGGAAGAAACCTTACAAGAACAAAAATCAGGTGAGGAAATATTCTAATGCCTTTAGACAAAATAAATAAAACTGTTTTCCACAATGATAACCCTTGCGCGCAAAGGGGTGCAAGGGAATATCTTAAATTCATTCTTGCAAATAAAGCCGCACTTCTAAAAGTAAAAGGGGGCGAAGACTTTTATAAAGCTGCAAGAAACTTATCATTTATTATAGAGGATTTGACTCCCAAGCAATTATCGTTTATTGATGTGATTTATGAAAAGACAATGAAGGGATTGGGACTTGAATCATTTTCCGCAACCTACAAACCAAATAATAAAACGAATTTGAGATATGGGAAATCGAAATAATAAAAAATTTTGCAATTAAAATAAGAGGTTTATGATGCCTAACAAATTAAAAACAGTTCAATCAAAATATACTAATCCCGATTCATATATTAGCCGATTGAAGTATGAAATAACCAGATTAGAAGGACAAAATATTCAATTACGTAAAGAAATTGGTGAAGTAGTAAACGAAAGAAACTCATTAAGGACAAATGCTCTTGGACAGTTTTGGTTTGAATACGATAAGGGGGCGGAGATTTCAGTAAATCTAACAGTTGCTGCCGAAATGCTTGATAGAATTAATTATGGAACTACTATTATCGGTGTTGGAGAGCTTAAAGAATTTACACGTTCTAAATCACACAATTCAGCAACCATGATTATCAAAAAGATTTACGTTAAAAAATAATTCAAAAATGCGTTAAGAGGCTAAAATCATGGGCGGTGTGGGATTCGATTCAATCAAATCTAACCAACTGATTACAAAAAGTATTTTTTTTAAAAGGAAAATTCTTTGAGAAAAATTCGAAAAGATATAATGAGGCAGAAGCGAAACTTATGATAGATAATATGTCAGTTGGTTTTAACATAATTAAAGTATAAGAAATTTTAAGAATAAAAGCAAATAGGAGATTTATATGTCAGACCAGACACTAAAAAAAAACGATTCGAGTTGTAAGTTATATGGCCAATTCTAATTTCAAGTCTATTCCATACATACGCCTACAGGGTACTTGGCTAAATGAGGCCGGTTTCTCAATTGGTTCTCGTTTCATTGCTGAAGTAAATGAAAAGACTATTATTCTAAAAATCCAGGAGGAAACCTTATGAACCATAAAAAGGATTTCCTCAAGGAATTAGAAAATTATAATTACGGCGAAAATTTATATACCAAATTCCGCGACTTTTGTCAATCAGCAACATACGCACTTGCTCTGCCTTTTTATCCGGAATTAGCTGCACAAAAATTGAAGGAATTCAACTTCGGTGAAGATAAAAAGAAATTGAAGGCATTCGACAACTGTTTTGAAATCTTAACTGATGCTCTCGAAACATCACATACGGATTTCTTAGGTGAATTTTTCGGAGAAAATAATTTAACCAATGACCGGGCTGGCCAATTCTTTACACCCTACAACGTTTCGTTAATGTCTGCAAAAATGACACTTCACGATATTGATAGGGAACTCCAGGAGAAGCCTCTTATAACAATCGGTGAACCAGCTTGCGGATCCGGTGGAATGATCATTGCCTGCCGGGAGGTATTTCTCGAAAAGAAGCTTAATCCTTCAACTCAAATGTATGTTGAATTGACTGATATTGATGAACTCTGCTTTTATATGGCCTATATCCAAATAAGCCTCTATGGAATTGCGGCAAAAGTTATTCATGGTGATACTTTACGAATGACACAATATAAAAATTTATTTACCCCGGTTTACTTCCTCAATAATTTCCAATTTCGTTTAATGTTTCTGGATCTGAAAGAAGTACTTACTGAAGTAAAAACAGAAGAACCACCGGAAGTAACAATTCCCGAAATAAAAATTTATTCAGAAGAAGAACAACTCGTCCTCTTTTAAGGAAACTATTTATGAAAACTAATTTAGCATATTATTCAAGAAGGACAGATTCGCATCGACATCCGAAGTTCCTAGCTTTACGCACTTCGTTCAAAAACAACGAACAAGGATGGGCTATGGAGGCTCGTTTTTGGGCGCTTAATGATTTTATAGCGGAGGCACATGATTGTCGTTTAGACTTAAGCCTAAAGAGGAATAAAGCAGTCATAGCTAATGAACTTAACCTTTCCCTCCTCGAGCTCCAGGAGTTTATTGAGCTCCTGAGTTCACCAGAAATTGAACTTATTTATGAAATTGAGCCGGACATTTTTACTACTCAAAAGGTGCAGGAGACATACGAGGAAGTAAAAACCTCGCGGGAAAAAGAGCGTGCGAAAAAGGCAAACAAGGGAAAAACAAACTTTACCGAGGGAAAAAATGATTTTACCGAGGGAAAAGAGGAAATTCCCCAGGGGACTGAACAACAAATAAAAATAAAAGAAATAAAAGAAAATAAAACTAAGGAAAATAATAATAAAGAAAAAAGGGAAAGCCGTGATGATGATAATTTTTCCCTTATCAAAGGCGACCCTGAAAAAATAAAAGCCTGGGTTGCCGATCTCTTTGCCATTCACGCTAAGAATGAATCTCCAAATCTTAAGGCCGATATTGATCCAATTATCGGACACCTTAAAGATGCCGGAGAAGGGCTTACACCTGAAATATGTTACCACTTGATTGAAGAAAGTTTCATTGCCCTTGCTCAAAGTCCCCGGGACGATACAGGCTACTTACTGGGCATCATTGTAAACAAGAAAAAATCAGTTTATGAAGAGGCGCTGAAAAACAAAAAGAATAGAGAAATTAAACAGGCTGCGCAGGATCGGAAAACAGAGACTGAAAGTGAGGCTGAACATATTAAAACCTACAATGCGCAAAAACTTGAGGAATATTATGTGTTTTTTGACAATAACTCAGATATGTTCTCTGCTAAGGAGAAAGTGGAGTTCTCGCAGGCCTATAAGAAAAAGAGTGTTCAACTTTGCGGGCTTATTATTGAGCCTAAAATGGAGGAATCTAAGGAGGAAATAAAAAATTATGACGAATAATGGCGTTAAAGAGCAAAAATACATAATCAAGTGTGGAGTTTATTTCGTTGCCCGCTTGGGTCTTACCACAAAAGAGCAGCACGCACGGCGCTTTAATTCAGCAGAATTGCAGACAAAGAAAGCGTTGCTGATTGAAGACAACAGACAATTTGAAGTTATTAAACTGGAGGAATAATGAGCGGAAAGAAACAAAAAAAAATCAGGCAGGTAATGCGCCGGTTGGTGAAAAATGATTTTGAGGACTTATCCGTTAAGCTTTCCGAGCTTCGTTTATACTGGCGGTTGGTTTATGCCATACGGATAATATTCCGGTATAATCCTAAAATAAAATTTGAAACGAAACGAACGGTAAATAAATGACAGTGCAGCTCGATCTATTCAGCGATAAGACATGTTACCTATGTGGAAAGAACCCGGGGCCGAAACAAAACAATCCTCTTTTGTGGAATGGGTTCAAGGACATGGAGACTGGACAATACATTGGTTACTGCTGCCGGAAAACGCATTACGGTATTAAAAGCAATAACGGAACACAGGGCTTTACTATGGTCGAGTACCCTGTCTATGCTTTGGGGAGAATATGAAAACAGAAAGCTTTATCGAGAATAATAAATGGATTGAAGAACTTGTTAAACCTTTTTCAAGTGGTGACTTAGAAACAGGAATGCATTATCCTACATTACAGAATTTTATTAAGCCCTCGTTCATCTATAAAAAGGAATATAAATGTTTTGCAATAGTTACGGTTGGAATTCAAGACAATATACCTGTGGGCTCTTATGAATATCAAATAGGTTGTTCAAATGTAGGAGATGGAGGTCATTGCTTTGCTCCCGGACGCAAGTGGGGTGAGTTTAACAGAAAGCGGGATGCAGACTTATATTATTCCTATGAGTTGCTTAAAGCCTTAGTAAAAAAATCAGAATACTCTTTAAGACATAGAGGATTAGTCCATGGCTGTGTAAATGAACTTATGCAGCATATCAATTCATTGCTTGAAATTCAACTGGAGCTTTTCGCATGAGTCGCTTCTCAGGTTGGACTGCCGCAGCAGTGGCAAAAGTAAACGGTTATATACCTGATACCACCAATAAGAAACCAAAAGGCTCTATAAATGGTGGCTCTAAGTATGTAGAGCAAATTTGCGCGGCCCTAGACATACTAGGTATTCAGCATAAACGGGAGTACAAGTTTCTGCATGACCGCCGATTTAGATTTGATATTGCTCTGCCTCAGCACAAAATAGCAATTGAGTTTGAAGGAGGCGTTTATTCCAAAGGCAGGCACACACGCAGTACTGGCTATATTAACGATGTTAAGAAGTACAACTTAGCTGTAATGCACGGGTGGCGGCTCCTACGCTATACCACAGCCGATACGACCAAAGTTAATTGGGAATTCCGCGTTGCGCAGGAAATACAGGATTTGATAAAAAATCCTAAACTTATTTAGGATGACAAGGCATTTTTGATTTTTTACCTTATACGGAGATGAATTATGAATGATACTGATTCTATAACAAAAGAAATGATGGCAGATTTGTTAACCGTATTTAGTAAGCATGGTTTTGCGCCTGTAAATGCTTGCCGTAATTTCAGGATAAAATTTGAATATGAAGAAAAAAGAAAACAGCAAATTCCGGGTAAAAAAGCCCGTGAGCAATTGGCAGAGGAATATAACATGTCAATTAAAAATATTGAATTTATTTTATATGGGAAAAAGAAATGAAACTTACAGATTTAAATCCCGCACCATACAATCCAAGATTAATTACGGGTTCGGCTTTTGAAGGGTTAAAATTCAGCCTTGAAGAGTTTGGAGATATTTCGGGAATTGTTTTTAATCAACGCACAGGTAATTTAGTAGCCGGTCACCAACGTGTGAAAGCCTTGACTGCTAAATTCGGTGAGTGCCAAATCGTAAATGAAAAGATCATAACTCCAATTGGTGAATTTTCAATTCGCATAGTTAACTGGGACGAACAGAAGGAAAAGGCAGCTAATATTGCCGCGAATAATCCAAAATTACAAGGCGAATTTACTTCTGAGTTAAAACTCTTAATAAATGAAATAAACTTAAAAACTCCCGATCTCGCAGCTACTCTTCGTATAAATGAAATAAGCATTCCAACTTCACTTAATAGCGATAAAGTTAATTTTATAAACCACCAAGATGAATGGCAAGGCTTGCCTCTTTATGAAGACGGTTTAGAACCCATCCGGTTAGTTGTGCTTTTCGAAGATGAAGAGAATCGTAAAGCTTTTTTAGAAATGATCAACGTTGAAACCGGTTTCATAAAAAAGGGTAAAGTTTTATCTATACGCTGGCCAGTAAGAATTCAAAACGATTTAGCCTCATTAAAATTTGAATCGGATCATGAAAACAGTTAAGCCAAAATATCCCGTTTATATCATTTCGAAAGGCCGTCATGATTGTTGCTTGACTGCTAAGTTTTTTATTTCCGATAATGTTGATTTCAAATTAGTAGTTGAACCGCAAGAAGAGGAATTATACCGGAAAGAATTCGGCGACCGAGTTTTGATTTTACCTTTTTCAAATCTGGGACTTGGTGGAATGCCTGCACGTAACTGGGTGTGGGAACATGCAAAATCTACAGGTCATAAACGCCATTGGATTTTCGACGACAATATTTCATGGATTGCACGCCGATATAAAAATATGAAGATCCGCTGTAATGCAAATATTGCCATGAAAGTAGTGGAAGATTTTACCGACCGATATACAAACATTGCAATATCCGGATTTAATTATGAAATGTTTTTACCATGCACACAAAATAGAACGCCTTTTACTTTGAATTGCCATGTTTATTCATCACTCTTAATATTAAATGATTTGCCGTATCGCTGGCGCTTAAGATATAACGAAGATACAGACTTATGCCTACAAGTGCTTACGAATAATTGGTGTACAGTACTTATCAATGCCTTCATGATAAAGAAAATTCGCACCATGACTATGAAAGGAGGTAATTCAGATGCTTTGTATAAAGGCGATGGAAGATTGAAAATGGCACGTTCACTGGAAGAAATGCGGCCTGGAATTGTTGAGACCAAATGGCGCTTTGGGCGGCCCCAGCATGTAATAAAAAATCAATGGAGAGATTTTAAGACTCCGTTAAATAGGCGTCCGGACATTGATTGGGATAAATTAGAACCAAATGAATATGGAATGACACTGGTAAAAGTTAAGGATGTAAAAAGCCAGGTATTAAATAAACTTTATGAAGAATATCATAATAAGCAGGAAATGCAATAATGCCAAAGGCCGATACGGAACATACTGATATTGTTTGGGTCCGGGTTGATGGGATTATTAAACTCATTCTTGAGAACGATAGGTATTTGCAATCCAAAAGGAATAAAGAATTATGCAATATTGTAATGACCCAATTCTCAATATCAATAAGGACGGCACAGCGGTATATTGGAGAAGCAAAAAAAGAAATACGAAAATTAGGACAGAAGGATAAAAATATTGCTTTTACTAAAGCTATCAGAGATAGAGAATTTTTATATATGAAAGCAATTAGTCCGTCATTTATTTTTAATAAAGACCTAAGAGACGATAAAGGAAATTTAATTTTAGTTGCTGATTTAAAATTGGCGCTTGAAGTTGCAAAAGACAGAGATAAACTTAATGGCTTATACATTGACGAATTGAATATAAATGCAAATGTTAATACAAAACCTGATTTATCAAAATTAACAATAGAGGAATTAAGAGCCCTTGCACAATTTATCAGAGATGGAAATAAAACACCTCAGTAACGAGGCCTATCTTGAATTGGCACGCCGCCTGTTCTATGACTATTGCTCGTTAACTTCTCCGGAATTTTATTTGCAGGAAAGGACTCATCTGCAAGAGTTATGTAATATATTACATTGTTTGTATACAGGCCAATTATTAAAACCTGACGGAACTCCTTATAAAAAAATTATGATTAATATGCCTCCTCAGCATGGAAAATCAAGAACTTTAATAAAATTCTGCCAATGGGTTTTAGGTAAAAACAATGAAGAAAGAATAATATCATGTTCTTATAACGATAATGCCGCCCATGATTTTTCACGCTATACCCGCGATGGTATTCAGGAAAAGAAACTTGAAGACGAAATAGTTTTTTCCGATATATTCCCTGAAACAAAAATAAAACAAGGCAATGCCGCCTATGACGAATGGGCATTGGAAGATCAGCATTTCAATTATCTTGGTGCCGGAATTGGTGGAAGTATAACTGGTAAAGGGGGCACAATATTAATTATAGACGATCCCATAAAATCAGCAGAAGTAGCCATGAATGAAAATGCCCTTGATAATATTTGGAAATGGTATACAAGTACTTTCCTTTCACGTGTAAGTGCCAAAGGGGGTGAACCACTTGAAATTACTGTAATGACACGTTGGTCAAAGAACGATCTATGTGGCAGGATTCTCGCCGGGGAAAAAGCAAATGATTGGTATGTCCTATCTATGAAGGCTTATGATGAAAAAACCAATTCAATGCTTTGCCCGGAGTTATTAAACAAATCGCGCTATGAAACCCTCAAGAGCATGATGATGATGGAAATCTTTCTTGCGAATTATCAGAATGAACCAATTGATCTCAAGGGCCGTTTATACCAATCCTTCAAAACCTATACAGATTACCCGCGCGATGAAAAAGGAAAAATTTTATTTGAATCAATAAAAAATTATACAGATACAGCCGACGAAGGTGCTGATTATCTTTGTTCAATAAATTATGGCGTCTATCAAGGAGAGGCATATATTTTAAATATCCTCTATACCAAAGAGCCAATGGAATTTACTGAACCTGAGACAGCTAAAATGCTGAATGAAGATAGTGTAACTAGCGCAATTATTGAGAGTAATAATGGAGGGCGGGGCTTTGCGCGTAATGTTGAAAGGCTGCTTTGGGAAATCCATAAAACAAGAAGAACAATGGTAAAATGGTTCCATCAATCCGATAACAAGATTTCCCGCATTTTAACCAACTCATCATTTGTACAAAATCATATTTATTTCCCGGTCAATTGGAAAGATAAATGGCCGGGATATTATAAAGCCATGTCCACCTATCAGAAAGAAGGAAAGAATAAACACGACGATGCGCCTGATGCAACTACAGGCGTAGCGGAAACTATAAATAAAAAGAATTCAATTGAAATATTAACTTAAAGGTATAAAAATGTATTTCGGGCAAACAGAACAGATATTATTAAAAATAGCAGTTGAAAAAATAATTTCCGACTCCAAACTTATTCGCGGCATTATAGACCGGGATATTAGGTCAGAGAAAAAAAATGACATGCTGGACGGCATTAATTATTATAAAAGCAAGCATGATATTATGAAACGGGATTTCCGTAAATACATCGTTGACGGAAAAGAAGAATTGGATCCGAATGCTTCGAATAATAAAGTGCCTAATTCGTTTCACGCTGAATTGGTAGATCAAAAAATAGAGTACATTCTTACCAATCAGATTAGCATTGCTTCTAAAAATACAACCCTAGGAGCAAAAATTAAAGAGTTGCAAGATAAATATTTCAGGCGCACCCTTACAGACCTTGCTACTAATGCCTCAAACAAAGGGGAAGAATGGCTTCATTTCTTCATCAATGATAAAGGGGAGTTCGATTATATTATCATCCCTGCAGAGGAAATAATTCCCGATTATGATGATACATATAAAAACAATTTAATAAGCATCTTGCGATATTACAAAGTCGACAGCATTGATGATGTGGGAAAACTTACTCAGAAGTTGAAAGTAGAAATTTGGACAAAGGATTTGGTTTACTTTTACATCGAAAATGATAAAGGAGAATTTATTCCCGATGCATCTGAAAACCCCAACCCCCGCCCTCATTGGGTGGTATCACAAAAAATGGGAGAGGAAGTGCTTTCATCAGAAGGTAAAAGCTGGGGTGTGCCTCCATTTATAAAACTTTCGAATAACAATAACGGATTTACTGATCTAAAACCTATTAAAGGCCTTATAGACCTCTATGATCTTATTTTTTCCGGTTTCGCAAACAACATTGAAGATATACAGGATGCAATTTGGGAGCTCGGCGGCTATGCGGGAGAAAAACTTGCAGAATTTATGACGAACCTCCGGAAGTTCAAAGCTATTAAGGTTTCGGAAGAGGGACACGTAACGCCGCATACTCTGGAAATTCCGGTAGAGGCAAAAGTTAAACTACTCGAAATAATTGAGGAAAATATTTACAAGTTCGGCCATGGATTGAATTTCGATAAAGACCAGAAAGGGGGAAATATCGTTACAGTTGTAATCAAGTCGCAATATATGCGACTGGACATTAAAGCAAATGCTTTAATCAACCGCCTTGAGGATGTAATAAGCGAACTCATAAAATGGAAATTATTTTTTGAAGAACCTAGTTTTGTTTTTAATGAAGCGGATTTGGAAATAACGTTCAGTAAGAATATGCTCATCAATGAGACCGAGCAAATAACCAATTGCCAGAATTCACTTGGTATAATTCCTGAGAAAATAATTTTAGCAAACCATCCTTGGATAAAAAATGTTGATGATGCTGTTAAAGATTTAGAAACAGAGCGGGCAAATAGGAATATAAACCTTGATGCGGGGAATGCTCAATGAACGATGATGAATGGAACAAATATATAGCTCAACTTCTTTCTAAAGCTGGAACTAATACCGATAAATTATTGGCCGGTTTCAGGAAAACGCTTATTGAAAATTATAAAAAAGCTCTTGATGAAATACGCCTGCAGATTGCAAAGATGTATGAAAAATATGGAACGGATATTAAATTTCCCGATATGGTTGCATATAACCGTTTGACTAATCTGGAATATCAAATAGCTCAAATACTTAAAAAACTGAATGTGCAGGGAATTAAAACCATAAAAGAAGCTATTAAAGAAATTTATTCAGAAAATTATTATTACACAGGTTTTGTTCTTGAAACCTCTATTGGCGCAAAATTAGGTTTCGGGTTGCTTAATGAAAAAACAATTGAAGCATCGGTTCTTAATTCACTTGACCGCATTACATGGCCCGAAAGATTCAGCGGGCATATACAACAGCTTAACCAGCAGATAAGAACGGAAATAACACAGGGCCTTATTCAGGGAAAAGGTTATGTAAAAATTGCTAAGGCAATAACGGATAAAACGAATATTGCCGCTTCAAAAGCCTCTCTTATAGTGCAGACAGAAGCACACCGGGTGCAGAATGCAGGTGCTCTCTCATCTTTTAGCAGGGTAGAAAATGCAGCTGCAAATCTTGGAATAGAGGTGCAACTCCTATGGATACACTCTAACAGAGCAAAGGTGCCGCGCCCGGGGCATATACGAATGGATATGAAGGCGGCGGTTAATAATGTTTTTACCCTTCCTTCCGGGGTAAAGACCCCCGGGCCGGGTTTAAGTGGTATTGCCGAAGAGGATATTCATTGCCATTGCACGATGATACAGCAATTTAAGGGCTTGGAGTACCGCTATAGGCGTAATCAGATAGATCGGACAATTGTCTCTATGGATACCTATGAAAAATGGAAAACTGCCCGCCTGAATTAAAATCCTAAAGAAAATTAGGATGACAACGGCTTTTTAAATTTCTACCTTAATCACAGCAAATAACAGCAACTTTGGTATTTCGCGGCGATATGCGAAAGACGATAACCGGACACAACCGGGTAAAAAGTGTAATCAGAAAAAAAATAAATGGAGTTCAAAATGGATTGGTTAAAACTATTATTAGGAGAAAATCTTTTCAATTTGCTTTTTTCTAAAGCCGATGATGATGTTAAAAAACAAATTACCGCAAAATTTGAAGGCAAGAAATTTATTGAAGATGACGGAAAACTGATTCCCAAAAGCCGGTTTGATGAAGTTAACAATAAAAAATCCGACCTTGAAAAAGAACTTGCCGCTTCAAAAGAGAACCTTACTAAAGTTAAGGCAGATTTAGCATCTGCAGTTAAAGAGAAAGAAAACGGGGTTAAGACTGTTGAGGACAAACTAAAGGAAATTACTGACAAGTTAGCGAATGTAGAGAAAACAAACGCGGAGAAAGAAGCACAATTGGTTCTTTCTTCAAAACGTTCTGTTGTGGAAAATATACTTCGCGGTTTAAAAGCCAATGAAGCTTACATCCCTACCCTCGTCAGGGAGTTTGAAGCAAAACATCCTCTGGAGAAATTAGAAATTGTTGACGGCAAAATAAAAGATGCTGATAGTATTTTAAAACCATTTCAGGAAAACTACAAAGTCATGTTTGGCGAAATTAAAGTGCAGGGCAATCCTCCTAATAGGGGCGCTGGAAATGCATCTGGTGATTATTATACACATGAGCAGATAGCAGCGATGAGCCAGGCAGAAGTTTCGGCTAATCTTGACAAGGTAAATAAAAGTTTAGCTAATAATACATAACATGGAGTGAACATGTCGTTTTTAAATTTTATTCGAACAGTTTGGGCGGCCAATATAATGCAGGCATTGCAAAACGTGCTTGTTTTTAAATCGGTTGCTAATAATAATTACGAGGGGCAATTAAAGAACCTCGGGGATTCCGTTAGAATTTTAACAATTGGGAACCCCACTATAAATGAATATACGCGCGATACCGATATTGCAGCACCTGAAAAATTGGATGATGCAGTATCTACATTGATTGCGAATAAAGCTTATTATTTTAACATCTCAATGAACGATGTAGATGCAGTTCAAGCGAAGGCAGAATTATTGCGTCAGGCCACCAACAATGCGGGCTTTGGTTTTGCAGAAGCAGCCGATCAATTTTTAGCCGGATTATATGCACAGTGCGGACTTTCACTTTATACCAATGATTCCCCGGTGGATGTTACCTCGCTGAATGTTGACGACGTCCTTTTGGAAGCATCGGAAAAAATGTCGGAAGCAAAAATTCCTAAAGCTAACAGATTTGCGATTATACCTGAATGGTTCTATACAAAATTAATTCTTGCAGGCTTGGCGGTAAAAACACAGAACGATCAATTGTATGATAATTCTGTAGTTACCAGACGCCATAATTTTGACATCATTTGCAGTAACAATATTTCTAAAAATTCCTCTGCTTGGGATAAATCAAGATTAATCTGTGGAATACGCGGTGAAAGCTTTTCCTATGCAGATGTTATTCTTGACGTTGAAGCATTCAGGCCTGAAAAGCGTTTTGAAGACGCGGTTAAAGGGAAATATGTATTCGGCGGGAAGATCATGCGTCCGGATAAAACCCTTGTTATTTATGCAGACAAAACCGCTGAACCAAGTTAAGGAAGGTGCTAAATGACAATGTTTCTTAGAAATCTTTTTAACATAGATAAATTTCTGCATCCTAAAGAACAAGGACAGATTTACTATGTTAACAACATAACCGGAGATGATGACAATGACGGCCTCACTCCAGACACAGCGGTTGCTCAGGTAAATCAGACAATAACTTTATCAGAGGCTAACCGCCTCGCACGTGAATCGGGCAATACCTATATCCGGAATAAAATTTATGTTCAGGGTACTTCTACTGCTTATGATGCAATTGCCGCGCTTCCTAATTATTGCGATATAATCGGTATTGGTGCAGCTCCTAACGGCAATGGAACAGGTATTCCCATTATTGGCGCGGTTGGTGCCGATGGTATAGCGGGCACAGCGCGCGGGCTTGGGCTTTATAATCTTCAAATAGTTTCGGGCGGTGCTTTCTGGTGCTGCGATTTTGTAAGCCTTTTCAGATCTATTATTAAGAATTGCTGCTTCCAATCTTCAACTACCGCTACAGACGGAGGGATTCGTTTTAGCGGATCTTCTGGGGGCAATCAGATAATTGGCAATCACTGGACCGGTAACGGTAATGTTATTGCTAAGGTTGGCATCCAAATTCAGGGAGCTAATTTCGATTCAAATAGAATTGAAGATAATGTTATTCACGGTACAACAGCAGGCATATTGGTAGATGCTACCTGCACAATTTCTGACAATACAATTATCCGTAAAAATGTAATTGGTGATCTTGGCCGCGGATGTGCAACTGCTATTGATGACAATGCCACTGCCGGCATGATTAATTATATAGGTAATTCCGTTATGGGCAGTGCTCTTATATGCTGCGTTAATAACGGTGCCGCACGTGTGCATGGCAATTTCTCCGCCAATGGATATGTTGCAGTAACAGCAAGCTAAATAATTTTTTGAAATAAATTTTTTGGAGTAGAAAATGTCGGTAACAACTTTAACAGCAGTTCAGATTTCGAAGGATACTGCATCTGTAAGCATTCCCATTGCAGGGGGAACCGCTATAAATTCCGCCAATACTATGGCAGTTGCATATCCTATTGAAGATAAATTAATTGTGCTCGTGAATAATACATATGCCGGAGCAAAGAAAGTAACTTTTGAAGCCGGGGACTACATTGCTGCAGGCAAAGGTGATCTTGAAGAATCACTTGCACAAAATGAAGTTAAGGCTTTTGTTCTCTCTTCAGACAGGTTTAAGGATTCTGACGGAAACCTCAACATCTCGTTTGAAAGCGGAATGACCGGATTTGTAAAAGTGCTGGCTTTACCGTAACCAAATCCTTTTTATTATGGGCGGCTATAGGCCGCTCTTATTTAATTTATAAAAGAGGCATTGGTTATGAGAGAGATATGTTCATATTGCAGGGAACGCGTTGCAAAGGGCGCAATGGCCCGGCATTATAAAACTTGCCGCATTTACCGCAGGCGGTTGAAGAAAAATAATTTTGTTAAGACTGAAGAGCCGGAGGAAATTGCAGAAAAAGTAGGCCTTGAAAACGAAGATGCAATTCCGGTTTTGCAAAGCACGGAAGCAATAGAGCCCGAAAGCCCACAGGCAGGGGTCTCACCCGTTATTGAATCAGAACCTCCCACAAATGAGGAAAACGAGGCAAAAACAGAGGAAATAGAGGAGGAAATTGCAGAAACCTCTACGGCCCCATTGCCGGAGATAGTTCAAAATGAGATTTACACCGAAGATGAATTGCAGGGTATGAAATATAACGCGCTGAAAGTTCTTGCTTCGGCAAAAGCTAAAGAATGGAACAAAACCATTTCATCTGCACCAAGCAAAGTTGAACTTATAGATTTTATTTTAAAAGGCAATGAATAATGCTCGCCTCGAAAGAAGAAATAAAAAGTATATTGCAAATTCCTGCAAATGATAATACCAAAGATGAATTGATTGATCTTCTCATACCGGTAATTCAGGATTTTATTTGCACCTATTGCAATAATTATTTTACAATTCAAAGCAGATCCGAGAGCGCTCTGCCTTTCAGGCTTAACAGTTCTACAATTTCTTTCTCAGCGCAATCTGTAAAACTCACAAATGATGATTTCACCGTCTATGGGTTTGCGGACAATATGCATCTCAAAATAACCGGGAGTGCTCTTAATGACGGTATCTATAAAATAATTTCCGTTATTACATCAGAAATTATAGTGGAAGAAACATTCCAGACAGAAACCCCCGCGGATAATTATTACATTGAACTCCATGCAGTCTCTTTTCCACAGGCGCTAAAACTTATAGCCGCGAAGTTCATTGCCTATGAAATGAATAAATATCAGCAAGCAGGGGAAACCCAGCATCAACTTGGCGATTTGGTTATTACCATCAGCCCGGATTATCCTCAATCTTTATTGCGTTTACTTCGTCCATATCAAAAGTTGGCATGGTAATGATAGAGAATGATTTTATATATGGTTTTGTTATAAAGCGGCCAACAACCGTTAATTCAAATGGTATAATGCAAACGACTTATAACACCGTGATAACAACTTCCGGAAGGCTACGACCGTTAACTGGAAATGAAATTTATCAGAATGAAAAACGCAACTTGCGCAGTACTCACCGTTTTTATTGCGGCATTATTGACATACAAGTTGAGGATTATATTCTTTTCGGCGGTAAATATTATGCCGTGAAATATATCAAAAATCCAATGGAGGCTAATGAATTTCTCCAGGTGGATTGCGAATACAGGCAGGATATACAAACATTATGAGGGGAAAATGAATAATATCGGAGAATTCGTAACAGCAGGTTTGTCCTTAATAGCTTTTATTGTTGGGGGTGTTGTCTATATAAATAAAATTGACAAACGGGTGGGAATACTTGAATCGAATACGCTGAACAAACAGGATTTTTATAACAAGATAGATGAGGTAAAGGATAGTATTTCCACAAAGATCGAAACCGAAATAGAAAAGTGTAGAAGAAATAGTTGTAATCAATAAGGAGAAAGTAATATGTTAGATTTTATATTCAGCATTTGGGGCTTGATAGTAATTGCTCTCATTGGCATGATTGCCCACTTCGCAAAGAAGAAAGCCAAAAAGGAAACTGCAACTGAGGTGATTAACTACTTCAAGGATCATCCTTGGTACACGTTTTTTACATTTATTGTAACTGTACTGGCAACTATTGCTTATCAGTCAACACTCGGCGATGGCGATAAACCAAACCTTGAATTGGTATTTGGTTTTGGTTACATGATTGATTCCGTTATAAACAAATGGACAGGCATTGAACCTGCAAAAGATGAGGCACCAGTTGAAACCAAATAAATTGTTTGAAGTTTTTACAGCTTTATTTCTTGCGTTTATTCTGTTTGGCTGCTCAACGACATCGGAGATAACAAAGCAGACCATTGAGACCACAACAGTAAAGCCCATTGCGGTAAAACCGCCTGAGATAAAAACAGAAATGAGGGCAGAGCAAATTCCCCCTACTCCTCAAACTGATAAAAAAGATACTTCAACTAACGAGCAATATACGGCTAAAAAAATAGTTGACGTAAAAACCGATAAAGGGCAGGTTGTGAAAGACACCGTAACTCTTAACCTAAAAGTTAAGAAAGATTCAAAAGGGCATAAATATATTGATGCAATAGTTGGCGTTAATCAGGATTCATTAAGAACACCTGCAGAGGTAACAAACAAAAAAGAGACCACTGATTCAAAGAGCGAAACAAAAAGCATTGTTGCAGAATCGACTTCGCTTGTAAAGTGGCTGATAGTTGCAGCAATAATCATAGGTGTATTAATATTCATTCTTAAACAGCAGATAATTTCATTTTTCAAAAAATAGTTCTTTGTTTCATACTTTCTCCTAAAGCGGGCCCACTCCACACGTCCGCTTTTATTCCAAAAGAAAGGAGGCAACTTGAAAAAGTTAATAATAATCTTAAGTCTATTTTATTTTAACAATATCGGGATTGATAAAGTGATTACTTACTGTGATGATCTTTACAGCGCATGTTATAAATTTTTAAGCCACCCGGCAATTGAGGGAATAAGGCATAAAGCTTACCCGGACGGCCATGGGAAATTAACTATTGGTATTGGCTGTACGGAAAATGTTACTCCCGAAATGGTTATTACCGATGCACAGATTGAAGCAAGATTCAGAGCTGCTTTATTAGAGGCAATTAACAAGGTTAATAAAACAATTGATGTAAATTTCCCGATTAACAAACAGGTTGTGCTCGTTTCGCAAGCGTTTAATCTTCAAAGTTACCAGCATTTAATTTTGCACTTAAACGAGAGTGAAGAAATCTATAAGAAAAAGATATTAGAGTATTGCCGGGATGCGGGTGGTATTATTGAGCGTGGATTACTTAAGAGGCGAATTTATGAGCGCCTATTATGGGAAGGAAAGGACTGGACATCTTTAACAGCTAAACTGGATCAGATGTCAGTACCCCAAATTCAAAATGAAATGAAAATACTTTTCGCGGCTTAGAAGGAAAAATAACAATGCCGAATTGGGATCAGGAAACTATTATAAACCAGGTAAAACAAAACCTCGTTGATAAATTAGAGGTAATAGGTGGCTTTGTTGAGGGCGCCGCCAGATTGCTCTGCCCAGCCGATACTCATAATTTAGAACGCTCTTTAACTCACAAAGTTATTGCAGAGGATCAGAGCGTTATAATAGGTTCTCCTGTGGAATATGCGCCTTTTGTTGAATTAGGTACTTATAAAATGGAGGCGCAACCATATTTACGTCCCGCTGTTTTAGATAATAAACAAGAAATAATGAAGATACTAAAACAATGAATAAAGAACTTAGAGAAGCATTATACACCAAGGGCGCTGCGGTTACGGCATTAACCGGAGGGTTCTGGTATCTTGAAGCGGATAAAGCTGTTTATCCCTATGCAGTGATGTCCTTTGTTACCAATACTAACGACCGTGATAGTGCAGTAAAGTTCGAGACCTATTATTTGCAGATAAATATCTATGATACCAACGGCAAAAATATTGAAACCGTTAAAGAAGCAATAACCACCTCATTCGATGATTGTGAAAGCAGTATGACACTTGCTTCATGGTATGTAATTGATTTTTCAAGACAGTTTGCACATGCAATGAAAGTAGATAAAGTTTTTCAGATAAGCATTCAATATAAAATAGAATTACAAAAAAAATAAATAAGAGGCAATAAAATGTCAGCAGCAAAAGGAAAAAATTTAGAATTCTGGTATAACCTAAAGGAATATCCCGTAAATTCAGTTAATGCAGTTTCACCCGCATTCGATACCAGCGATAACAGCGATACCGCCGACCGCAAGGGTAAGACGAATGCAATTCATAGAGCAAGCCGCTCTTTTACCGTAGAGGCTAATCTCTATGAACCTGACGGCGGCGAGGTTGCAACAGGCAGTTTGGTGGTTAATACCATTTACCGCGTAACACTAGGCACAATAACCGAAACCCAGGGTGCATTTACCGTGGGAAGAATATTCAAATCGGACGGTACGGGCACAGCTAGCGCAGAGAATAAGGTTAAACCCCTTGGAGCAAAAGTACCCGGCGATGGAATGAGTCTGGTCTTTAATGACATCCCAATTCCCCTTACTGATGTGGATTTCACCGTAAAGGCTGATGAGATTGATTCCACCGATAATTCAACAGCCACAGGCATTAAAGAAGTAGATACCGGCTTGAGCGAATGCGACAGCAAAATAACGGGCATTTTAAAAGAAACTGTTGCTGATGCCATAACCTCAGGGGTGCCAACCTATGAAGAAAGCACATTAACCTTTGGCGCGGGATGCACTGTAGATGGTTCTCTGGCTCTTGTTAAAAAAACAATTGACAGTAAATACAACGCATCCGTAAAAGTGGATTATGAAGGCAAATGGCTGGGCATTCCTGTTCTTACAAATATCGGTTTTTGCGCTGTTGGCGATAGCCACACATTCCAGATAATTCAAAAACGAGGCACTACAACACATAAAGAACAAAGTGGTACCGCTATTTGCACAAGCATTGCGGTAAAAGGCGCTTTTAACGGAAATGTAACTGTAACCTATACCTTTACAATAAATGGAGCGCTGACAGAAAGTGTGGCAAATTAAAACAGAGGAAATAGAGCTTTTCGGAGAGAAATTACTTCTCTCCGAGAGGACTGCACGCGATTCAAATAAACTCACTCTCTTTTCCGCGGATAAAATAGGAAAGAGTTATCCCGATTTATTATTAGAGAGTGCAATTGCAATTGAAGATGCCTTGAAAATAAATTGGATTAATCTCCCTTGGTATAAATTTCTTAAGAAGAGAAGTTATAAAAAGAAATTTAATAAGTTGAATATCATTGCTTCTTTTCCCGCATCAATGATTTTTGATACAGCCAAGCGAATTGCAATTTTAGAGGGCTATAACGAAGATGATGAAAAAAAAAAGATGATTCAGGAGGAATAACTCCAAAAGTGAGTAAGATGGTTATTATTCATCTTATTTCACATTTTTTTCACATTGCGGCGGATAAAGTAGAAGATTTATATATAACGGATTATTACATGAAATTTGAACAGGCATTAAATATAGGCAATCTTTACCGGGGCGGGAAGTTCGAGCTAATGGATTCAAGGGAGAAACAAAGCGAATTAATAGAGCAAATTGCTCATTTTAAAAAGAAGGGAAAATTATGAGCACTCCTGAAAATTTGGGAATGGCGTATTATGTGCAGATAAAAGCCGATGTTGATGCACTTAAAAAGGATTTGGATATTGCAAAGGCAAGAACCGATGCCGATGTAGCGGCCATGAATAAAAAATTTCAAAAAATAAATATGGCTGTTGAAACCAAAGCGCTTAAAATGAAATTTGACGAGGCGCTTAAATGGCAGGAGAACTTGCGCGCTAAATACGAGAAGCAAATAAAGATGAATATGGATGTTGGTCCAATACAGAAAACAAAAGCGGAGCTCGATGCAGTAACTTTACAACTTTCCGGTATGGGGGCTGCCGCAGGAAAAAGCGAGAATATTCTTGGTTCATTTTTTAAAAAGATTGGCGGTTATATAGCCGCATATTTCGCTATTGAAAAAATTAAAAATTATTTTGAAACCGCAATTATGGGGGCCGCGAAGTTTGCAGAGGCAATGAAATATTTTCAGGGTACTGCTGCCGATATGGAGAATTTCCGCAAAGCTACAAAGGGCACGGTAGATGATTTCTCGCTGGTAAAACTTTCAAATCAATCGAGCGATTTAGGAGTGAGGTTAAAAGAGCAGCCTATTTTGTTCGCACTTTCTAAACGCGCCGCAGAGGAATATGGTACCGATGTAACGGGCGGTTTTGAAAAGGTAACGATGGCTACAGAGGGAAATACAAGAGCGTTACGCGTGCTCGGTATTCAGAAAGCAGTTTATTTGCAACTTGTTAAAGATATGGCAAAAGCACATGGCGGGTTAATTACCGAAATGGATGCAGAAACACAAAAAGAAATTAAGACAAATGCTTTAATAAAGGCCTCTAATCTTACGCTTGCAGAAGCTACGCGCGGAATTAAATCCGAAGCAGATGAAATTGAAGCCTCAGCGGTAAAATGGGAAAACCTAAAATTAAAAATTGGTTCTTTTTTCACAACTATAACAGCCGGGTTAAGTAATTTTGCATCTAAGATAATTGATTTTCTAAATCCAGAAGAGAATGCATTAGATAAAAATATCAGGAATGTTAAACAAGCAGCAATAGAGCAAATGACTACTTTTGATACGTTGTCATCTCGTTATGAAACTCTTTCACAAAAAACAAATAAAACATCGACTGAGAAAAAACTATTAAAAGATACAATTACAGATTTGCAAAAATTATATCCTAATTATTTAGGCAATATCAATTTTGAAAAAGATGGTTATGAGAAAATAGATTCAGCTTTAATAAAAGCAAAGAAACATCTTGAAGAATATACAGAAGCTCAAGTTTTGAACGCAATAGCAGCAAAACACATGGATGAATTGGTTAAAACCACTGAGCAACTTTATGATGCACAGAAAGCATTGACTGACTTACCAAACAAATACATGACCGGCCAGGTACTTGGAATGAAAGTTAAAGTGAAACCGAAAGATATGAGTGAGGAACAATGGCAGAAAGAACAAGTGAATGAGCAGACCATAGATATAACATTACAAAATCGAGTTGATAAATTAACAGAGTTGAAAGAAAAGCAGCAAAAAATTGTAAATGATTATAAAAAAATGGCAACGGATGTCCTTGCACCATTTACTACAAAAGATAAAAGTGGCAGTGGATTAACCGACGAAGCTATTGAAGCGAGAGCTAAAAAAGATTTGGAAGTTCTTAAAAAATATAATGCAGATATGATTAAAACCCGGAGTAATACCCTGGCAGTTGTTCTGGATAGTGTTGAAGAAGAGGCAAGAAAAGAATGGAATACCTATGATGCGAATGAGAAGAAAATATATAATCTTGATTCAATGATAGCAAATAGGAAAGCAGAAGCTACGAAGGAATATTTATCTGGCGAAAAACAGGCAAATGATGAGATATTCCGTTCGGAGAATGATAAATTAGCAGCCGAACTGCAGTTTGCCACAGAATCTAAAAATATCGAAAAACAGATGATGGATGTTAAGATCAGGAATTTCAAACTAACGGCAGAGGAGTATAAAGCTTATCTGGTAAAGCAATTAGATGATGAAATAGCACAATTGGAGCTTCGCAATAAAAAAATAGAGGAAATGAATAAGGAACATCCGGAGAATAAAACCCCGCTTCATGATCTTAGCTCTTACCGCAGTGAGGGAATGCTCGATGTTAATACCGAGGTGGATAATTACAAAACGGCCGGAAAGGATAAGGGCATTGAAAAATGGCGCAAGGAAAATGAATTGCTTGCCCATGCATCGGAAGGCTCTGTGAATGTCATAGCCTCCAGCTGGGGAGAAGCAATTGATGAAATGCTTGCTAAGGGGGAGAACTTTACAACTGCTATGACAAACGGTTGGCGGAAAATGGGAGCGGGCATAATAGCGGAACTTACACAGATAGGGATTAAATGGATGTTATTGCAGGCCTTATCATTATTACCCGGCGGCGGGTTCTTAAACTTTTTAGTTAAATCCCTTGGTGGGAACCCCGGAGAAGCAGGAGGCGGTGGAACGGGTATTGGCGCGGGTGCACCTCCCATACCTTCAATAGCAAACTCCGGAGCTTTTTCTATGCCTTCGGGCTATAATGGGACAATTCCCTTAATGCAGATTAGCCGGAACATTTCTTCCTCCGCGGGAAATAATAATGATGTGAAAGTTCTGTCTAATCAATTGCAGGTTTTGAATTTTAATGTTCTACGCATGGCAGCGAAAAATCAGAATACAAATATTAATCTTAATCTTGAATCGTCAATAAAGGGCGATCACCTGGCAATGGCTGTGAATAAAGTAGCAAAAATAAACAGAAGAACTGCGGGCGGGCAATGAGCCACACGATAACAATAACATCTGGGCTTGAAATACCTAACGAAGTGGATACCCTACAGGTTATTCTAACAGCTACTTCCTCCAGCGCGGGGAGTAATGAGAGTTATACATTCGACCAGAAAGATATTTATATAAAGGACTGGGGCTCGTTAAAATGGGCCTATTCCCTGGAAGATGCTCTTCTTGTTCCGGGTACTTATAAAATGGAGTTATATGATAATGCCGGTTATCTGGATGATCTTTTCTTCGGCATGGCTGGGGATTTTCCAAATGTGGATAAAAAAATAAAATGTGAATTAAAAGTAAATGGTGTGAGACGATATGTGGGTTATGCGCGTGAAGACGAAATTGAGGAAGATGAAAGCGATTTATCCATGAGTTTGACATTCGGCGCGGATACTGATTTAATTGTTAAAAGAAAATTATATAACGAAAAAGAGGATTTTGACAGGGCCATACAAACTATTACTAATTATAGCGACCATATAACTATCCAAACTCAGTTAGCACATAACCTTATGGTTAATGATTCAATTCAGATTTATGATGTTCTTGGCATGACAGATGCAAATGGATATTGGCATGTGAGTAAAATTGACAGCGATTATTTATTTGAAATTGCTTTGGTTACAACTCAAACTTATATTGGTATTTCCGGAACCGCAAAACATTTGCAGGTTTACAATCCGTTTTCTTATTCGGACAATACGGTTTACAATTTTACAAAAATTCTTGAAGATATTTACAAACTTGTATCTTCCAATATTTCGTTTGCCGGGGGAACTCTTAGCATAGAACATGACTGGCTGTTAAGGGGCAAGAAAAATGATATTGATGCTATTATCTCGGATATAAAGCTTTACGAAAGTGCAATGGACAGCCATGATTTATATTTCAATCAGGATAAGGGTTTAAGCACCTGCGGGGATATTCTAAAAAAAATAGCAATTGACTGGTGTGCCTTTACCGGAATGATCCACTCGGAAAAAGCTTTCTTCAAAAAATTATTTGTCTATGACCCTTCAAACGTACAAACGATTGATGAAGTTCTTTCAAGAAAAAAAACATATAAATATGGATTAGTAGATTACGTTAAAATAACTACCGAGGTAGGAGCGGGCGCAACTTACGAGGCCGGTACCGATACAGGCATTGAAGACCGTGCAATTTCCAGGAGTATTATGCCGCAGACCTTAGAAGGACAAACCAATGTTTACGCCAATGGCATTATGCGCGCCAATGATTATGTTTTTACTTCAGACAATTTTGAATCTTTACCTTCCCCAGGCGATACATATTCTCATAATGGATCTGTTTATCAAATAATATACAGCCAAACAGATGGCGAGCATATAAATGTTTATACAACTGCAAAGAAAATTAGTGGCAGTAATAACCCACTTACCAATGGCGATCTGATCCGCATAACAGGAACCGGTGCAACGGATATTGGTTTTTATGCCTCGGGAAGTGTAAATGGGAATTACTCTATTATTCAATGTTCAGATCCGAATATTCAAAGCGGTTTATTCTATGATAATGGAGAACTCGTTTGCCAGTTTTGGTATAACAACCGCGGATTCATAAATAAATGCCGTGTAGATGAATTCAAAATTAAGGGAATAAATTTTGATTACCTGATGGATTTTTCTTATGCGGGAAGCCAGTTTCAGCCAATTGATACAGAGATATTCCTAAGCAAAAATTACAGCCAGGTTGGCGCTATATATATAGGTGAAGAATGAGTACAGAACCGATTTTCACAGTTAGCATTTTCGGCGATAGTTACCCACAATTTGTTTACCACTATGGATTGGAAGATCAGGCAATTGTATTGCTGCCTAATTGGCGTGAAAACTCTAATAAAAGAGACAGTAAAGAATTGATTACCGAAAGTGAATTGCTTGCGAAGAGAAGCATCTACAACCGCGGAGGATATAGGGTAATAGAGGGTTCTCTGTTCATTTATAAACTTTTATCAAGTGGAATTGGCGCTGTAAAAACAAAATATGATGAAGTAATGCTCTATGATAATAAAGATGTTGTATTCTATAATCATATAGACGGTAACCCATATAAAGACCTGGATGGCAACCCCGCTCTTTTCAGATTAACGGTTGAACCGGGAAATCTAAATACTTTGGACTATAGAGATGTATTGTTATTAACATTCAGATCACTAACAGAAGCGTTTCCGGATGATACCGGTACTTCTTTTTAAGAGGATAAAATGGACATAAAAATATACCAGGGCACCAATGGAAATTTTACTTTCTTTGCAGCCGGCAATTTAACGGCAAAGGAAATTTCATTTGTTGTAAAGGCAGATAGAAATATCTCGACTTCCACCGATGTTTCAAAAAGGCTTATTGACAAAAATTCTTTGCGCAATGAAATAGCTGTTAATTACTCATTAACAGCTAATAAAACAACAATTACTATCACACTTCTTGACTCAGACACTTATCAAAAAGAGGCCGGCAATTATTATTATGATATAAAGAATATTACAGATGAAGATGTTTTGTTCAGCGGATCATTTATTATTAAACCCGGCGTGCAAAATGTTTTTGACGATACCCAATTGCCTAACATGGACACCATAAAATATTTCATTCTAAATGCCAGAGACTTGGAAATAGGTGATTTATTATGCACAAGAAGAGATGGCAACGGGGTTCTAAAAGGGGCGGCATTGCCTCTTACTGCTTTTTTTCAATCATTTGATATTAATGAGTTTGAACCAAACGATATTTTACAGACAAAAATTATTGACGGCAAAATGAAATGTAGCGGTCTTTCTATTTCCGCAATTGTTGAAGCTATAAGGAGTAGATTAAATGGATAAAGTGATAGTGTTAAAATATGACGGCCCCGAAATAGAAGGGGTTTATTTTATAAATATAATTAATGGGGAAAAGAAAGTGATCATAATTCCCTATGAAGATTTTATAACAATGCTAATGAATCTTTTATAAATAAAAAATATGAGGTAATACCATGACGTTTACAAATCAATTCGCAAAAAAACTTTTAGACCACTGTTTTGGTGCAACTACTTACACGCCCCCCGCCACAGTTGTGCTTTGCTTATTAAAATCATTGCCAGCAGATGGTGCTACGGTTGCAGATTTAGTTAAAGCAGATTATACCGGTTATGCCGATGTAACACTTTCCAATAATGGAACTACCTGGCTTGCAGGTGTTTTAGCGGATAGAACAAAAAGCTTAAACATAAGAGTTGAATTTCCCGAAGCAACCGCCGGAGATTGTACTGTCGTGGCTGCTGCAATCGTTGATCCGACAAATAATATAATAATGGCAAAGGGTGCACTCCAAACAAATCGTGAATATGTTGCTCTTGATTTACCAAGATTAGAGCCAAGCGATATTATTATAAGCTTATAAAGGAGACATAAAATGATTTTCAAAAATTATTCACAGGGTATATTAAATGTGGGCATGGCAAGCGGGGACACAACAATGACCCTACAAAGCGGGTATGGCGCTTATTGGCCCGACCCGGCTGTTTATGGTTCTTATCCGATTGTAGTTTTCCGGCAAGATTACGGCGACCCTACCTCAGCTTTTCTTGTTAGCAAAGCGGAAACAATGACAGTGACCGCAAAGAGCGGAGATTCATTCACGGTTACACGTTCAACAAGTCCGGTAAACTTAAATGAAAGCGGCAAAACATACCGCGCAGTTGCGGGCGTTCCTGATACGGAACTCAATGCCATGCGGGCTACTCTTTTTGGTTGCATGTATGGTTATGGAATTGGGTTAGACGGCTCAACTCAATATAATACAGTAACGCCTGTTTGGACAGCAACCACAACCGATTTAATGAGTGGCGATGGCGCGATGAATGCCTCCACAAATTACACTCTTTCAAGTTGTACAATTTCAGCGGGAGTGCTTAATGCTTCATCAAGTTCAGGCTCCGCAACCTATAACAACTTAACTCCTGTAAAGAATAGAAAATATATTGCAACAATAGACGTGCTCACAGCAACCGGCGGAAGTTTTACAATAGGTATCGGCGGGAATACTTCTTCAGCAATAAGCACAACCGGAACCGGAAAGACATTTAACTTT